TCCGCCTCGGCCAGCGCCCGGTTGGTGAACAACACCTCGTAGCGCTGGCCGTCTACTTCCAGGATCGCCTCTCCGCGTGCCCCCCGCGGCATTAGCTGCCTACCTCAGTCCAGTCGGCGTCGATGGTGAGGCCGATGGTGAGCGTGGCCACGTCGTTGTCCGGCGCGTTCCGGCTCAAGTTGGTGATGATCGCCCGCGCCTCTTCCAGGTCTCCGCCCGGCTCCTGCCGCCGCACCAGGATGAACTCGCGCGCCCGCTTGGCCGCCTTGAGCGCCTGGTACGAGTCGTCGTCCGGGATGTACAGCGAGTCCATGGTGATGGTGCTCTTGTTGCGTCCCGGGAGCGGGCGATAGGCGTCGCTGTCCTTGCTCGACGCGTCGATCTCGTCGGTCGTCTCGCCGAAGGTGGCGCCGCGCTGCCCCGCCACCACTTCGTAGGTTGGTGTCTCCTCGGTGCCGGTGTTCACCAGCAAGAGGATGTCCGTACCCCGTACAGCCACTACGTCTTCCACTGCTATACCTCCCCGATGGTTAGCCGCACCGTGATGATGCGGCCGTATGCCTCGTTGTCACCGAGGGCGATCGGCCCGGCCACTTCCGCCAGATAGGTCACATGGTCATCCACCTCCAAGTAGTGCCGGTGCAGCAGGGCCCGCACCCGCTCGGCGATTGCCTCCACCGTGGCGGCCGATCCCGTGGCCGGCGCGTAGCAGCGCACATCGCGCCACACCTGCCGGCCCCGCGTTGTCTTCGTGTCCCAGGCGTTATCCACCACGCTCCCCGCCGTGACGATGTAGGGCAGCGCCCCGTCGGGCGGGGCGGGATCCACCGTGAAGATGGCCGGCTCCCCCCGGTAGACCGCCAGCAGAGCCGTGAGCGTCGCGTCCCCGGCCAACCGGTCATAGAGCGCCGCCGTCAGGTCCATCGCCTACGCTCCACAAATCCGGCGGACGATCTCGGCCGCGTTGCCGAAGACCGCCGGCCGCAAGAACGGCTGCGCCGCGTGCCGCACCGTGCCCATCTCCTGGAACCAACCCCAGTGCGCGAAGCCCTTCCCCCGTCGGATGCCCAGCCGCCCGGCCACGGTGTTGCCCTTGGCCACCACGTCATGCGCCACGCTGATCTTCAGCTTGCCGGTGCGGTGCGGCGCCATCGCCTGCGCCTGGTCCTCCGCGAACTGGAGGGCGTCGTCCAGCCCCAGCAACAGCCGGCCGGACAACTCCGCCATCACTTCCTTCTGCCGCCACTCCTTGATCACGCTCACGACCCCGCCTCCGCCGCCGGCACCGTCTGGATCTCCTGGCAGTCGATCTCCAGGTGATGGCCGGCCAGGCTCGGCTCCCGGATGCCTTGCACCTCCACCGTCACCCCGCCGCCCGTCACCAAGTCCCCGCGGGCAATGTCCTCGCCCGCCAGGACATAGAGCACGTGGCTGATCTCCCGCTGCTCCTGGGCCGCCACCTCGCGCTCCCGCCCGGTGGCCGGCCGCATCCGCCCCCGCACCGTGCCCAGCACCTCCGGCGCTTCGATCCAGCCACCCTGGCCATCGCTGGTGCGGGCCATCCGGGCGACGCTGAACTCGTTGTTGAGCAGGCTCTCGAAGTGGATCATTGCCTCACTCGATAACGGTCCAGAATCTCCTTCTCCGAGCGGAGCAGCATCGCCGCCGCGCTCACACCCATCACGCCGTCCGTCTGGCCGCCGCCTTCCCCGGTGAAGCTCACCGAGTAGTCGCCCAACGTCGTCGAGCTGATTCCCGGCACCCCGTTGGCGTTGGCCGCCCGCAGGCCCGCTTGGTAGGAGCGCGCCGCCGCCCGTGTCGCCACCGCCACCAAGTCATCGGGCAGGGTGGCGTAGCCGTGAGAGTACGTCACCTGGATGAGCGCCGTGTTTCCCGCCCAGTTCTGCCCCACCCGGTGCAGCACGCCATGGTCCGCCAGGAGATAGTCCTCCGTCTCCGTGAGCTCCTCCCCGTCCTCGATCACCTCGGAGACCTCGTTGACGGGCACCTCCGGCAGGAACAGCCGCGGCCCTTGGGCGAACATGTAGCTGGCCACGTCATCCTCCACCAGCTCCAGCGTCTGGTGGCAGTAGTTCTGGATCGCCGCCGAGGCCTCCAGGATGGCCCGCCGCACCGAGGGGTTGTACTCGTCCAGCTCCATCTGCAGCAGAGCGGCAACGTCCTCGACCGAGCAGAACATGCTCATTCGTCCGTCCTCTTGGCCTTCGTGGCCGGCCGCCGCCGCGCCTTGTTGGGAGCCTGCTCCCGCTCCTTGACCTCGGGCAGCAAGCCCTCCCGCCGCGCCTGCTCCTCCGTCATCTGGATCGTCAGGCCCGGTCGAATCGGTATCTGCACCAGCGGACCCTTCATGCTCACCGCCTCCGTGATGGTCACCCCGTCACCGCTCTCATGCTTGCCCTTGCAGGCGCGGTTCGCCGCCCCACACACCGGGCACCGGCCGCCCAAATGCCCGCTAGCGACCAGTGCCATGCCGCCGCCCGGTCTGCTGCGCGAACCTCTCCTTCACCGACTCCACGCCCTCCGGCCGACACTGCACGTACCGCCCCGGCGCGATCTGCACCTGCACCAGCTGGACCGGCCCCTTCTTGCCCGGCCGCACCTCCATCAAGGCCCCGCCGGCCACCGCGAAGAGTTTGTCTCGCCGCCTGTTGGGCGCCCCTCGCTGGCTGTCTCCCAGAAGCCACCCTGCCGGCAGAGCACAGAACCGCGGCTTCACCAGGTGCAGCGCCCGCAGGAACGCCAGCCGCTCCTCCCCGCCGCCCTCGCACTCCCGCCGCCACTCCTGCAGGAAGCGCTCGCCGTCCGAACCCGCCCGCACGAACAGCAGCTCGTGCGCATGCAGCAGCACCCGCAGGTCCAGCGTCACCGCTTCGGTCCGCGCCCGCTCGCTCGGCGTCCCCACGTCCTGTGCCAGCACCCCATAGCGCCACAGCGGCGCCGCCACTTCCCATCGCTCCAGGAAGGCGAACCCGGCAGAGAGCAACCTATAGGGCACTGCCGTTCCATCGGTGACGAACAGCGTCCGCTCCTCCGGCAGCTCCCAGCCCGCCTGCACCACGTGGCGGTACCCGTACTTCCCCGCCCAGGCCGCCGCCGTCTTGTCGGCGCTCCGCACGACGACCGCGTTCACTTGCGCACCTCCATGAGCACGATCACCGAGGTCTGACCGGGGTTGAGGAACGCCGGCTTCACGATCCGCCACTTGCGCTCGGTGTAGAACGTGTACTGCCGGCCCCGCTTCGTGGCGGGGTCGAACTGGTCGAAGCTGCCCAGGCTGAAGTGCCAGTAGTGCGTCGGGTCGTCGTAGCTCGAGTCCGCCTTCCAGTAGGGCAGCTTGAGGTGTACCCGTCCCCCCGGCGCCAGGATGCGCCAGCACTCATTCAGCGACTCCACCAGGTTCAGCTTCAGGTGCTCGAGCACCGCGCAGGCAATGATCAGGTCGAAGCTGCTGTCCTCCCACGGCCAGGGCAGGTCGTTGAGGTCATGGACCACGTCCACCTCCGGCCGGTGCTTCACCCGGTCATGGTTGACTAACGTCCACCCCTTCTTGAGCGCCGGGAACTTATCCCCACACCCTATGTTCAGTATCCTCACGGTCTCACCGCCAGAATGTTGGAGTCCGCCCGTCCGCCCGTCCGCCCCAGCGTCCAGGTCCGGTACCCGAGGGCCTGCAGGTCCTCCGGCTGCAGCGCCAGCCGGTGCTGCTCGAAGGGATTGCCCTCCAACCCTACCTGCGGGTACAGGCCCCAGGGGCAACCCAGCACCACCACTCGCGCCCGCTCCTCGAGCTTCCGCAGCGTGCCCGCCAGCTCCCTGGCCGCCACGTGCTCCGGGCCGTGCCACCAGAAGGCCACGTCGTAGTCCTCCTCGGGCAGCACCAGGCCCCCGACCTCGCGCACGTCGCCTTCCACCACCTGCAGCCCCGGCCAGGAGCGGAAGTGCTCCACGTTCGGCCCATGCGCCTCGAGCACCGTCACCCGCCGGCCGGCCCCCATCAGCTCCCGGAGGAACTGCGCCCTCCGGACGCTGGCGCCCACGTAGAGGAGTGTCCCCGGCCCAAACAGCCCCGGCACCACTTCCCGGAGCTGCGCCCGGCGCGCCGCCTCGATCCTCTCAACCCTTGTAGGCATCCGGGGGCTCCAGGGTGTCTGGGTTCGTCGGCTGCACCAGGGCTATCTCCCGGCTCAGGTCCTTCTGGTTGCGCACCGAGACCGTGCCGATGTGCTGGCAGTAGACGTGCGTCAGGTAGCCGATCTGCCAGCCCAGCTTCGCCGCCTCCAGGCACATCCACTTGACCGCCGATTGGGTTCCGTCCGGGGGCTGAAAGCCCTCCAGCACCGCCCTCCGGGCGAATACGAACGTCCCCGGCACGTTGCGGCAAAGCGTCACCGGATCCCCCGGCATCGTCTCTCCTCGCTTGCCGCCCACGTTGCAGTGCGGGTTGTTCAGCGCCAGCATCCCCATCCGCGGGAAGCGAGCCATCGCCTCCAGCCCCCGCGCCAGCCAATCAGGGTCGAGCCGAGGGCAGAGAACGTCATCATCCGTGAAGACGATCGGGTCCGAGTCCGTCACCTTCACCAACGAGCGCAGATGGAAGGGAATGCCCTTGCGTCGCCTGTGGAGGTGCGCTCGCCCTATCCGTCCCTCCGCCACTAGCCCCGTGAGGTAGTCGGCGTTGCCCTCGGTGGAGGCGTCGTCGATCACCTGCAGCCGGTAGGGCGTGACCGTGCGCTCCCAGATATGCCCCAGCGTCCGCTTCAGCAGCTCCAACCTCTCGCAGGTCGTCACCACAATGTCGGTGATCATCCGCGCAACTCCCGGTTGTACGCCCGCACCGACTCCATGAATGTCGCCGGCCGGCCCTGCTTCCGCGCCCACGCGCACAAGTTGGCCGTGTCCTTCGGCAAGCACTTCCCGCCGAACCCCCGGTTGTCCGGGTAGACGAACGTGTGGGAGCGTGTGATGCGCGGATCCGCCAGCCACAACTCCCTCAGCTCGTGCCAATCCACCCCGGCCGCCTTCGCCAGGTCATAGAACTGGTTACAGAAGCTAACCTTGGTCGCCAACCAGGAGTTCTCCATCAACTTGCACAACTCGGCCGTTCGCGCGTCCGTCTGGTAGATGCGCGTCTCCGAGTTAGTCACCAGGCTCCAGGCCGTCGCCCAGGCCCGCGTCACTTCCGGCGGCCCGCCCAATATCACAAACGGCACGCTCTCCCGGAGGGGATGCCCCACCGTCTCCCCATAGAACTCCGGACTCATGCATACGTTCGGCCCCAGGCTCTCCGTCGTCCCCACGCTCACCGTGCTCTTGAGGCACCAGTTGCGCACCCTGGCATTCCAGGTCGCATAGGCCTCCCGCACGATGCTCGTGTCGCAGCACCCCGCGTAGTCCGAGGGCGTCGGCACACAGATGAACCCCAGCTCATACCCTCTCCCCTCTCTCTCCTCCCCCCTCTCTCCTCCTTCCTCTCCCCCCTTATTCCCTTCCCTCTTCTCTGCGTCCTCTGCATCCTCTGCGGTAAAATCCCTCTCCCTCTCCCCCTGCGCCCGAATCACCCCGTCCTCGTCCACGTAGTCGGCCTCGGGGAACCACTTCCCCATCTGCTGACCCACGTGGCCGTACCCCACGATCAACACGCTCGGGTGCCGGTTGACCACCTCCGGGTGCGGTACGGGTGGTGTCATCGCCGCCTCCCTGCCCGCTGGCGCTCGAATCGCTCCGCCATCCGCCACGCTTCCCGGCTGTCGATCCGCCCCGGAATCATCCCCTCCCAGCGCCTGGCCTCCTTCGGGTAGTGCATCAGCCCCGCCGTCGTCACGCCCCGGCTATACCGCGGGAAGGTGTTCCACTCGTTGCCCAGCACCAGCGTCTTCAACGGGTCCGCGTACAGCGCCCGGAACAGCGCCCCCTGGTCCCGCTGAGCGTAGACCTCCCACTCCTGCTGCCAGCGCCGGAAGAACGCCGCGATGCGCTTGCTCCGCCCGAACGCCCATACCCCACCGTTGAGCTGCAACGCGTTGAGCGTCTTGGCCGCCGCCTCCACCTTCGCCAACTCGGCCCGGTTGTTCGCCCTCTCGAACGACTTCATGGTGTCCATCAGGTGAGGGTCCTTGCAGATCACGAACTCCCACCCCGCCTCGATCCACTCGAAAAAGCGGTAGATCGGGGCCACCACCTCGGTGTCCGCGTCCAGGTACAGCACCGACTTCCACTCCGCCGGCGCGAGCTGGTACGCCTTCAGTTTCGCCCGCCTGCCACCCACGTCGGAGTCCGGCTGCGCGATGAATAGCTCCCCCAGTCCCAGCGGCTTCGCGGCGCACAAGGCCACGGGGATGTCCGGCATGTGCTTCTTGATGCTGCCGATCAGCCGGACCGCACATTCCCGCGCCGGCTCACCGAACGCCACGCAGTAGACGCCGCGCGCGCTCCCTGTTCCCCGTTCCATAGGGTCTGATACCTCCACCGTCGGCAGCACTGCCGTCGCCGGTGCCACTGTCTCCGCCACGCCGCCATCGGCGGGCTCTGCGCTCTCCAGCAAGCTCTCCACTCCTAGCCTGATATCACGGCACCAGTTCTGCACCGAATACGGCTCCGTGGCCGCCCGCAACGCCTCCCGATCCACCGAGGGCCGGCTCTCCACCGCTGCCTTTAGCGCCGTCAGCAACGTCGCCAGATCCCCCCTCTCATAGCGGTGAATCCCCTCCACCTCCGGCAGCTCATCCAGCAACCCCACGCCCCGCGGGACCACCACCGACACCCCGCACGCCAACGCTTCCAGCGGGGGCATCGGAATGCCTTCCACCCGGCTCGGCACCACCAGGATGTCCAGCCCCTGGTAGAACTCCGGCATCTGCTTCCAGGCATACCGCCTCGTGGGCACCGGCCAGCCTCTCCCCGAGGCCCGCCACTCCAACCGCTGCCCCAGCTTCGAGGCAAGCAGTCCCTTCACCAGGTCCTCGCCCTTCCGGTGGTTCGGGTACGTATACCCGCTGAACCCAACGATCATCTCCCCCTTCCTTCTCAGGGAAGGGGGTTGGGGGGTTAGGTCAAACCTCTCCCTCTCCAGCGGCGCCGCCGCCTGCACCGTCGGGCCCCACTGCCGCACCTGGTCGGCATACAGCCGGCAGGTCACCACCCGCAGGTCCAGCTTCTTCGCCATCTGGTCGAACAGCCGTGCCTTCGCGTTCCCCGGCGGGTCCTCTTCCCGGTGCGTCAGGTACCCCGCCACCGGCACCGAGGGCCACGTCTTCACAATCTGGCTCTCGAAGTAGGCCGACAGGTACACCGCGTCCGCTTTCGGATCGGGCGCCGCGCCCAGCGACCAGCCGTTCACGTCCCGGAGCGCCCGCGCCATCCTGGGGATAATGCGGTCCTCTCCGGCGTTGCGGCAGATCACACTGATGCGCGGCGCCATGCGGTTACTCCGTTATCCTCGCGCTCTCTCGCCTACGAACCCGAGCTCACGTCGATCTGGCAGAATGCCGTCGGTCTGATCAGCGCGAACGCCGCCCGCAACTCGCAGAGCACGGCGATCATGTTGCGGATGAAGAAGTCGCTGTGAGAATCGCTCATGCTGATGGTAGCCGTCTCGCGGTCCCACAGACGCGCCTTGCGCCAGTTGCCCACCAGGCCCGTCCCCTCATCCAACGCCATCGAGGTCACCACCGGCAGACCCCAGAGCCGCTTATCGCCGACGCTCATCGGGCCGCCGTAGTAGTAGCGGTTTTCGCCATCCTGGGAGAGCTCGATCGCCGCCCAGTCGTTAGGATGCATCACGAAAGCCGTCGGCTCCGAGAGTCCCGTCACTTCCACGGCCAGCTTCGCCAGCCGAGTCGTGCGGAAGATGTCGGTGTCCCAGGCTTGAGTGAGCACATTCGCGGTGTTGGTGATGCCGGTGAAGTTCTCGCCGACCCCGTCGCCCTCGTAGATCTGCTCCTCCAACTCCTCCTGAATGTCCTCGCGCAGCTCCAGGTCGATGATGCTCCGCAACTGAGCCGCGTCGCTCAGCGCCCGCTTCGTCGCCGGGATCCAGACCGCGATCGTCTTCACCGGCATGCTCACCTGCTCGAATGCCATCGTGCCTTCCGGCTTCTCGCCGGAGACTTCGCCGGTCGCGCCGGTGTAGTCCGTGACATTGGCCTCTGCCACCGGCGTCGCCTGCTGCACCCTGGTCGTCTGGCGCACAAACCACACCGTGTCGCTGGTGGTCGATGCCCTCGGGATCAGGTCCAGCAGCGAACGCGGCCGCCGCCCCAGGGGCTCGTAGATGCCGGTGTAGTCCGGCTCCACGAACGCCCCGGCGCTGGTGGCGCTGTCGCCGGTGATCAGAGTCTTCAGTAGCCCCTTGAACTCCACCGGAGGCGACATCAGACCCTTCGCCCCTTCCGGGATCACCCGGTTGGGGAAGCGGCTGATCCACTCCTGCCACCCCTTCGACTGGATGAACCGCTCGCCGATGGTGCCCTTGGCCGCGGCTTGCACCGCCGCCGGAGGCACCCCGCTCGGCCCGAAGTCCATCCCTTCACCCATCGACGCGATGGAGGCGATCAGCTCCGCGTCCGCCTTCGCCCGCGTCATCTGCTCCTTGAGCGCCTTGGCATCTTCCAGCTGCTTGGCCACCATGGTGCGCTCTTCACCGGTCAGGTCCCGCTCCTCACTCTCCGCCGCGGCACAGACATCCCGGGCGGCCTTCAGCACTGCCTGCAGACTCTCCTGCAGCTGCTTGGTCGTCTTCACTTCAGACCTCCTCGGTCTCAAACTCGAGTAGTTCGGCGTCAATCCGCACCCTGAGCGTGCTCGGCCCCGGTCCGCTCGGCTTACTGGTGCTACCAGTCTCGCCTTCGGCGTTGCCTTCACCCCCCACGGCGCTATCCTCACGCTCGGGAGCCTTGGCCCCCAGCGCAATGGTCCTGTCGTGCACCGCCTGAAGGTCCTCGGCGCTCATGCCCTCCAGCGCCTTGCCCACCTCCTCCAACCGGTCCTTCGCCTTGATGGCCGTCGTCCTGGTACCCACTCCGGCCCCCAGCATCACCGGGCTCACCTCGTGCACCTTGAGCCGCTTCAGGAACTGCACCGGCTGCCCCTCGAGCTGGCCGTCGCCACGCTCCAGCACGTCGAAGCCGTAGGACCACTCCTGCAACTCGGACAAAGCCTTGACGGTGGCGTAGGTCTCCCGGCCTCCCTCCGTGTCCAGGAAGAACTTCCCGTCCACCCAGGCCTCGTTGTCGTCGGCGTGGATCTCCCCCCGGCCCACCGGCAAGTCGCCCCACCGGTGTCCCCAGTACGAGATCCGCACCTTCTCCCCGTCCGTGAACGCCCCCGGCACCGTCACGTCCCCGTCGTGATCGACAACGCCAAGCGTTGCGAAGACGGCGCGAAACTGCCCCTCATCCCCATCGGCCTTGAACGTCACCGGCCCCGTGATCGTCTTCCTGTCCATCTCTCCCCCCTACGCCGGCATGTCCCGGACGAACTCTAGGCTGCACATGCAGTGCACCGTCTGCTCTGCCCCACCCAACGGATCGCCCGGCCACCGCAGCCCGTTGGAGAACACGTCCCGGATTCCCACCGTCTCCCCGTTCATGGCCGCGTGGTCGTCCCGCGGGTTCGAGGAGTTCACCTTCCACCGCTTGCCCCGCAGGCCCCCCTGGCGCGCCCCTTCCTGCGCGCCGAAGTTGCTGGCGTTGGTCACATGCGTCTCCGCGATCTCCGGGGCCCGCACTTCCACCGCCCGCTCGTAGACGGCGCTCACCTCCGCCTTGGGGTCCTCGCGCCCCAGGACCGCCGCCACCTGCTCCCGCGTTGCCCGGTTGATGCTCTCCGCCGCCACCTGGCTGTTCTTGGCCAGGTAGTCATCCATGAAGGCATCCTCGAACTCTATGTCCAACAGGTCCGCCACCTGCCCCGCCCACGATCGCGCCGTCATGGTGTTGAGCCGGTAGATGTCCGCCGCCAGCTCACCATCCCAGCGCTCCGCGTCCAGCCACACGTCGTCGATGATGGCCGCCGGCGCCACCCGCCCGATCAAAGAGTTCCGCTGCCGGGTGAAGTAGCGCGTCAGGTACTGCACCCAACGCACCTGGTGGCGTTCCCGCAGCGGCATGAGCGTCGCGTCCACGTCCGCCTGCTTGAGGACGACCTCGCCGTGGTCGTGGTCGCACGCCTTCACCGCCGGCTCCAGCGAATCGGCACGGTTCGCGAGCGCCTTGGGCACGCTGTCGCGAACCGATGCTTGCCCGCCCACCAGCACGTTCAGTGGCGTCACCAGCGCGTCCCCACCCTCCACGCTGGGCAGGTTCTGCCGCGCCCGCGCCTCGTTGGTCGTCATCCAGGGCCGGCCCACCGCGCTCTGCAGGCTCTGCACCTGCTCCTCAAAGCTCCCCTGCAACTTCTCCGCGATGTTGAACTCGACGTACACATCCTCCGAGTCCGGGTAGTCCGCCAGCAGCTGCAGCTCGATCTCCTGCTCCAACATGGCCAGCCAGGGGCCCAGGCAGTCCTGGTACAGGTGCTTGTGCTGCTCCCGGATGTTCGAGTAAGTGGCGTGCTCCAGGATCCCCACCATCGGCAGCGGAATGTGGTACGCCCTGGCGCATTCCTCTCGGGTCAGCTTCCGCCCCGCCAGGTACTCGCTCTCCTGAGCGTTGAACGAGGCCTCCTTCCAGGTCATGCCCTCCTCGAGGATGGCCGTCTTGCCGGAATTGGCCGCCCCCGAGTACAGCGCCTCAAACTCCGCCTTGAACCTCTCCCTTGCCGTGGCGCTCCAATCGCCCGCGTCCACCGGCCTCTCGATGATGCCCTGCATCCGCGCCGCGTTGGCCCAGAAGCCCTCCCGGTAGTCGCCCATGGCGTGCTCTTCCGCCAACACCCGCCGCAGCGTCTCCAGCGGGGAGAGCCCGTCCGTCAGGCTGCTCGGGTTGTAGCCGCGGATATGCACCACGTCCTCCGGGCGGAGCGCCATCACGCCCCCGCCGAAGTTCACCTCGTAGCCACTCACCGCCAGTCCGCCCCTAGCCTTCACCTGCGGCGGAGGCATCCGGAACAGCGATTGCGTCGGCGCGCCGTTCACCTTCCACAAGTAGGCGTTGAAATACACCCCCAGGTCGCTCACCAACCCCTCGATGAGCCGGTACGTCGTCACCTTGTACTCCGGCGGCAGCGGCTGCTTCAGCAGCAACGCCAGCGGGTGATCCCGCACCCTCTCCCGGTCCGTCTCCGACACCCGCCGAAAGACGTGTAGACCCAGCTGAGCAATGTTCCTCGCCAGGAAGTCCACGCACGTCCGCACATTCGGCTGCGTCCGGTACAGGGTGGCATAGTCGTAGCTGAACTGGTCGTAGAACCTCAGCGACCCGTAGGTGACGCCGGGGGTCCAGTCCCTCGCCAGTGCCGTCAGCGCGCCTTTGGATCGCACTACGCCCATCAGTCCACCACCTGCAGGAACTCGACATTCCCCTCCGGGATCGCTACCTCGCCATCCACCGGCACGTCCACCTTCTGCCCCTCGGAGCGCAGCATCCGGGCGTTCTTGAGCACCAAGTAGCCGCCTCGCCGGCCCCACACCGCCCCCTCGAAGGCCGTCGCGTCCCCCTTCAGGTTCACGATGCACCGCCTCACCACCGGGTACCGGTCAAACAGTCCCATCACACGACCTCGAGCCCGCGGTCTTCATAGACGCTGCGCCGCTTCGGCTCATGCCTCACGCACCGGTCCAGGGCCATCACCAGCGCCACGATGCCGTCCACCTTCCCTTGGCTCGTGGCCTTGTCCACCTTCAGGTTGCCCGCCGGGTCCTGCCGCACCGCCACGTTGTCCGCCATCCAGCGCAAGATCGGGTTGCCGCCGTGGTTGATCTTCTTGGCCAGCAGCCGCCGCTCGAACTCCCGCATCGGCGCCGCCATGCTCAAGAAGCCCTGGCCCATCCCGAACACTTCCATCCCCTCGTCCTGCAGCTCCATCGAGACCTGGTAGCCCTGGAAGAGCCGGTCCACATTCAGGTTCCGCAGGGCGAACCGGGATCCGC